GTAAATTCATTTTTAAACTTTGAAAGTGTTAGTACTTTCTCAGAGTAAGCTACAGCGTCAGTCGCTGCGGTAGTACCACAAGCGTAGTCTACTACTCCTAGAGTAACGTCTAAGTTTCTCAAGTTTAGCTTGTACCCTACGTCTGGTACAACGTTAATTAGTCCAAGTCTAAGAGTATCCTCTTCCTTGATAGCCTGTAGTATTATGTCTACGGCTGCACTTCCTGCATAATTTGATGTAATTGCCATTTTTTATTCTATTTTAAATTAATTAATTTACTTGTTTTGGTTTGCTAGTTTAATAGCCTCAAGGATACGTCCTTGCTTTGTTAATTTTACTTGCTTTGGTTGTGAGCTTACAGGCTCTACAGACGGCTGCGCCGAAAGTGTAACTACCTGCTCTTTTAACTCTACGTTTTTCGCCTCGATGTCAGACATTTTTGTAAGCATTTCAGACATTTTAATCTCCATACTCTCAGCGTAAGCCTTAAACATATCGTCTAAAATCTCTTTAATTACTTTCATAGACTCCTCGTCTGCGTTTACTTCCTCGATTACTTCCTCTTCTAGCTCTGCGTCTACTACTTCCTCAGCCTCTGGAGCTACTTCCTCCTCAGCCTCAGCCTCAGACATAGACTCTACTATTCCGTCTTTTACAACGATTTCGCCGCCCTCGTCGATTTTATACGTTCCGTCGGCTAGAGATACTTTCTCGCTTTCGTCTGCAATTAAAAATACAGCCGTACCAACTTCTAAAGTTTCGCCGTCGAATTGGATATCTAGCTCGCCAGATTTTACACTTCCTAGAGTTACCTCTACCTCTTGCTCTGCTCCAGATACTATCTGTTTTAGCAATGCTAGAATATTTTTGTTATTCTTACTCATTTCTATATTTGATTTTAAAGTTACTTCCTCAAGCTCTACCATTCCATCGATAGAGAAACCCTTTAATTCGCCCGTTTTGATATAGTTATTCCAAATATCGTCATTGTCTACTTTCATAGAAACGAGCCACGAGCCTTTAGGATATTCTAACCCAAACGCTGCGGACTTATCTACTTTTGGGTTTTCGACTAGCCACGACTCTACAAACGTAACGCCCTCGATAGGCTCGTCGTGTTCTAGTTTAGAGTTTAATTGAAATCCAGACTGAAAAAAGTTCTGAGAAAAATCTTTTATTGTTTCAGCGCTAAAAAACATTTCAAACTCGTTACCGTCCTCGTCTACTCTGTAGATTAATTGGTCGGGCTGTAATACTAAGCCCATTAAAATACGCTGCTCTTCGTCTACTTTCGCAAACTTTACAATCTTCTCTTGTTTAGACATTGCGATAAACGTTTCCTCTGTGGCAGGCGCGTTTACCAAACTAATAGCAAAGACTCCTTTGCTCTTTTTATTGTATTTGCCCTCGTATCTCTTCATAGTTTTATATTATATTAACGAAAAAATTCCTTTATTGTTTCACTATTTCTAAAATCCGCTGCCCTCTACTATCCGACGGTCTGCGCTTTGAGCTGTGGTAACGTCGCCACTCACAACAAATGCCTTGACGGCGTTCTCTTGCCCTTGTATGCTTTGCTGTATTGCGTTGCTCTCGCTACCCTCTACTAGATTAAACGCTGGAGCCTCTGCTCCTGCGGTATCGCCTCCGCCTAAATTAGCTCCTCCGCCTGCGCCGCCTCCACCTTTACCTAAAGCTGCTAATCCTTTCGCTAAAGCAATCCCAGAGGTAGCTATTCCGATTCCTGCTGACGTCTTTATACTTGCAATATCTAAAGGAGCTTGAACAGTATCAGCAATTTTTGCAGGGTTTGGAAACGTTCCTATAAACGCAGGTAAAGCGTTATAAGCTTTAATCCTATCCGCTATACCACGAGATGCCCCCATAGTTATTTCGGCAATACCTACGGCGTTTTCAGCAATTAAAGCCGTTGCCTGTAACGCTTTGTTTTCTCCTGCTAGAGACGACAATATACCTATACCTGCCTTTGTATGGTTTATAGTAGCGTCCTCCATTGCTCGCTTTTGCTTTTCTACATTTTCTTTAATCGCAAGCTCTTGAGCGCCTTTATCTCGCATTGCTGCAAGCCTTGAATCTTCAAGTTCATTTAATCTTTCTAGTCTAGCTTTTTCGTCTGCCTCTGTGGTATCTTTTTTTAGTTTCTCCTCTTTGATAACGCCTAGCTCTTTAAGCCTTTTTATCTCTTCGTCAATTAATTGTATTGTCCTGTTTTTTGCGGCTATTTCTGCCTCTGTAGTTTCTGGCAATAATTTAGCGTTTTCTAAAAGTGCCTCTTGTACAGCAATTAAAGATTTTGTTTCGTCTGTTAGGTTTGTTGTTTCGTCTACTGTCTCATCTATTGAGTCGTTTGTATCGTCTAAGACTATCCCTAACTCCGCTAATATTTCTTTATTTCTTTGGGTAGTTTTATTTACTACTTCTAAAGACTCGTTATAATCCTCTTGGCTACCATTTAACTTTTTTACGCCTTTCTCTAGGTCTATAGCTGCTTGAGCTTGAGCTGTATACCCGTCTTTGACACTTCCTTGTAGTTCTATTGTACTAGTAACTCCTTGCTTTTCTAAAAGCTGTCTTTTTTGCTCGGCGGCTTGCTCTTCTAAAGTTCCCTCAATTGCCTCTAAATTAAACTTTCTGTTATTCCTAGCTATTTGCTCTCTTAAGGATAAAGTTCTTTCCCCTACCTCTTGAGCGTCCTCGCCTGCCTTTTTTAACTTTTCTGCAAGTTCCTCCTCTTGTGAAGATATTAAAATCTTTTGTATTAATTGCTCGTTAACACCTTTTAAAGCGGTCTTTAATTGCTGATTAGTTACTTTCTCCGCAGATATATTTTTTAAGAAATCTGGGTATTTATCTTGCAACCCTTTTATTATTTTTACTCTTTCTCGCTCGCTTGTGTTAGTATCTAGTAGCTGAGACTCTAACAAAAACAACTCTGTTTGTTCATCTCTTAAAGCATCTGCCAAATCCTTTGTTGGCGTTAAGAAAGATAAAACGGCTGTACCTGCTTGAATAAATCCTCTAACTAAGTTATTTATAATATTAGAGCCGTCCTCTATAGATAAAAGAAAACCCTCCCAAGCCGAGCCTAGTTTTGTTGTATCTCCTGTTAAGTTGTCAAGCCTAACCTCTGCCATTTCTTTTGCAGCTCCTGCGGCATCTTCAAACTGTTCCTCTAACTCTGCTATTTGGTCTCCGCCCTCCGCAAGACTTAAAAAAGACTTAGCGCCTACAACTCCCACAAGCTCAATAGCTGTATTAAGTTTATTCGATGAGCCACTTACTTTGTCCATCGCCTCCTGTAGAGTAATTCCTTTTTTGTTAAGCTCTATAAAAGTCTTTGATAATCCCGTTCCCGCTACACTTCCTTTTAGTCCGTTGTTTGCTAAAACTCCTAAAAGAGCCGCAGTTTTTTCTATACTTACACCTGTAGCTCTAGCCGCAGGCGCAACAACCTTTAAACTTTCTCTTAACGCCTCAAAATTTAATGCAGACGTCGAGGTACTTTTTGCCATTACGTCAACTACTTTTTGAGTATCCTCCGTAGTTAAACCAAAGGAACGCACTACAGAGCCTGCAAGCTCCGCAGCACTAGCTAGGTCTACCTCTAAAGACGCAGCTAAATCTAATATTGACGGCGTAGAGTTCTCAATATCTTTAACAGTAAAACCTAATTTTGCTAATTCGGTCTGTAAAGAAACAACTTGTATTGCTGTAAATTGTGTTGTAGCTCCTAACTCTTTAGCTTGTTTATTTAACGAGCTTAACTCGTCTGCCGTCTTGCCTGTAACCGCCTGCAATGTACTAAAAGACTTCGCAAACTTTGCGCCTGTTTTTACCGCAGACGTAAATAAACCTACTAAAGCGCCAACCGCTATAACTATCGCACCTATTCCAGACGAGGCAAAAGCGGCTTGTAATTTTCCTAGCATTGGTATAGCTCCTCCTATTGCGCCTTTTAATCCTGCAAATCCTCCAGACAAAGCCTCGCCAGATTTTTTCGTAGACTTAGCAGTTTTGTCTACTTGTTTGTTTAAATCTTTTAGTCCTTTCTTTGCGTCCTTATCGTCTAGCGTTAACTTTACTTTTACCTCTTTCATTATCTGTTAGCTTTTATAATTCGTTTTACTTTTTGTTTTAATCCTCTCCAAGTTGTTACCATCTCGTTTTTACCTTTTGCGATTTCGGTATAATCCCCTGCGCCGTAAAACTCTCCTCGTCTTAGCATATCGATTACCTCTGTAATGTGATTACTCATTTTGTACTATTGTTATATCTGTTGTTATTGAATCCTTTACGTATCGTATTATCATGCTACGAGTTCCAGACGGCGACGCCCACTCGTCTACGGATATAGTCGCTAGGTTGTCAGCCGTTCCCTCTACGCCCGTAGTTATCCAAGACGTACCGCTACCGTCTGCAATTTTAGTAACCGTATAGCTTTCTATAAATTCCACGTTAAAAGCCATATCCGTTGCCCACCTTTCAATATTAATAATAGACGGAATGTATACTCTATTTTGCAGGGTAGTATCAAAGCCGTTTATTAGCTCTAACTTTGTTAAGCCGTTTAAGAGGTTATAAGAGTACTTATTTATTCTGTAGTCTATTTCTCCGATTGCGATAACATCGTTTAACTCTAGCCTTGTAACTATCTGTATTGGCAAGTTTGCGGTATACATAAACGTTCGCCTCTTTAGTTCAAATATTGCCGTTACATAATCCTTGTAATGTATACTATATAAATTATTTACTAAGCTCTCTCCCGTAAAGTTGCTAAACTCCGCCTCGAATAGATTTGCATAGACTGGCGCTACAGGACCAAAGTGATGTATTGGTATAATTAGGCTAGTGTTTAAAACAACGTCCGCCGCTAGGTCGTTAACGAATCTTATCGGAGTTGCTGAAATATCTTGTTTTGATGTGTAATGTAAAACCGCCTTAGGTACAACTTCGTTTAAATTATCGTCTAGTATTACGCCCGTTTGTATGTTTGTATTTGTGCCTACTATTGCGTTGTCTTGCTCTACCAAACGCTCAAAGTATATTTGTTCAAATGGTAGCTTTACCTCTAGCGTATCGCCGTCTATTAATTTTTTAGGCGTCAAGCTCTCGTATACATTTACAAGCGATGCTCCGTATCCTTGTCCGTCGGCTGCTCTCTTTTTAAACTCCATATTTAAAATAGTACTCGGCTCCTCAAACTCGAAAGCAATACGTTTTAAAAGCTCGCCTCTGTCAACGTCAAACTTTGCGAAATCTATATATTTAGTTGCGTCGTATCTTTGCCCTTGAGCGTAGTATGAATCCAAAGTATTAACGTAGATACTGCCGTCGTCTTTTGGAATTGCTACGAGCTTATACATATTAAAAATGCCCTTGAGAAAGTCAACTATTTTTAACTCTGGCATCTCGTCGCCTATCACTACTTCATTAACTAGAGTTTGAGCTGCTCCTGTTGTAACGTCGCTCGCAAACGACACGACGCCAACTTGTTTAACTATTGAAACCTCAGACGTAAATTCTATTTTTGAGTTACTCTTTACGTGCCACGTAAAGTTAAAAGTAGTCGTATCACTTGGAGAAAACAAGCGCGTACCTATTGAGATTATACCGTCGCCGTTACCCCATTGCGTCCTATCCCAAGCGTAAACGTCCTCATTTGTATCTGCGTTTCTAACTATAAAAGTATAGGGTACATCTTCGTAACCAGCCGCAGGGGTTATAATATTACTTATTGCAAATCTTGTTCTATTTACTCCAGATTGTATAGTTACAAAAGTTCCGACGTTAGTAGTTAAATTTATATAAGTTTCTGAGCCTGTAGTAAAGTCTACTATCTCCTCGCCGCCGCCTATCGCCACCCTATCGTCTGCCTTGAGCCAAAGGTATTGTTTCTCAAACTCTGTAGTACTAAAGAAATCCCTAGAGAATACTATAGGGTTATCATATATAAACGAGTTGTATCTTGTCTCTATTGCGTCGATTATCTTCGATAGCTTTACGCTAGGTCTAAGGTCGCTCCAAACTACGCCCGTAGCGTGTGAGGTACTCGCTCCGCTAGATATGTTTATAGTCGTAGCGTCTACGTCATGCGCTCCCGAATGGCTGTTATAAAAATAACGCTTGTTAGCCATTAAAGTATAAACGATGTCGCCGTTTAATAGGTTTCCCTCTAGTCCGTCGATTACGTTGTCGCTCGTCCAGTCGTGGTCTAGCGCAGGGAACGCTAGGTCGCTTAACATATCCTCTCCTATTGTATCCGATATGTTAGGCAAATTACCGAAAAAATTAATTGTGTAACTCTCAAGTCTACCCTTTACGATATTACACTTGTTTAACCTCCACTTTCCTAGCTTGAAAGGTACGCCGTCAATATCAATACTACCCTCTACTTTACTCCTAGCATCGAATCCGTTATCTATAGACGCATTATACCAATGCTTAAACAATCGATTGTTATTTTTACTAGCGGGAACGGTAAAACTTTTAGAGTAATCGCCTGTATTTTTAGTAATATCGCTCACATCTAAAACAGAGCTAACAATATCCACGCTCTCGTCTGCGTATTGGTCTAGTAATTCGCCGTTAATAAATAGATTAACCATTTTATATGTTGTTTATTTCGTTGTAACTCATTTCGAAAGTCATAGTATAGTTAATTAACCTATCGTTTTGCCTTGTCTTGAATTTCTGCGAGGTCTTTTTTATGTTTAAAGGGGTGTAAGTTGTACCGTTATAGCTCCAGATTCGCTCTGTTAATAGTATTTGTTTGAGTACTTCGTTCATATCCTCGTCTAGCCACCCCGTCTCCGCCATTAATGTAGTGCGACCTTGAACGCCATACCTTACAAATTGATGAAATCCGTCCGACGCTTGCCCTCTGTTAGTCTCGAAACTGCTATCTGTTACGTCTATAGTCTCCTCTTGCTTTTTAAAGAAAGTAAACGTCTGCAAAGCGCCGTCTTTATTTTGAAAAAATACGTCTAAGGGAGTATATTTACACTCGTCTGTTAGGTTTAACGTAGTGGTTTGACCTTGCCACACTATCTCTATATAAGCCTCGTCTACAGCTAGAGATAACTCTACCCAAAGGTATTGAACAATCTCGCTACTCTCGTCCGATAGCGCAGGCGTAGCCGTATAGTTAACCGCTAAAGATGGATAGGACTTTACAGTCACAGCGCTAGAGGTTGCACCCGTAGGCACGAAGATAGGAAAGACAAAGTTACCCTCTCGATTTACTTTATACTCTTGAGGATTTAAAAGCGTTTGATTAGATACCGCCGTAACATTTCTGCCCTCGTTTCCGTAAGCATACCCTAGCGTCATTATATCCGTAGTCTCGTGGTACAACGTAGCGACTGCGTCATAGGTTACGTAAGTGTATACCCATTGTTGGTTATTACCGTCGATTAATTGTATACCCGTCGAGAGCGTAGGACTCGGCTCTGTAAATTCTATATAGTCTTGTATAATAGCGTTTATGTTTATGCTATGCGAGCCTGTCGACGCCGTAGTATTTTGGTAGGTTATTTGATAGCTATTGGTAGAGTCTGGAGTAGACTTGTCGCCATTCCAAACCCAAACGTTTAGCGTATACTTTGCGCAAGTTACACCCCCATACACTAAAGGGGTATCTATATAAAACGGACTTAATGCTCTTATCATTTTGTTATTGTTACGTTATCACTTTTAATATTCATTCCGTCGATAAGGTCAAGAGCGAAAGCCTCGCCTATCTCGTCGCCTAGTTTTAGTACTTCATTATCTAGGGCGTCTGTAAAGAAATGCGTCGTTTCGATTCCTGTGTGATACACACTATTAGCAATCGCATAAAGCAAACCTTTGCGTTTCATTAACTGCCCTTTTTTATTTCTAGGCGCTATACCCTTTCGAATAGTCCACCCATTGAAAGCCATAAACGGCGGCTTTTTATTTCGATACTTAAATTTGTTATTTGTTACTTTTTTAAGCTTCCAAGCTTTGCCGTCTGCCTTTGTACCTCCCTTTCCTTTAACCCCTGCGTCTACAAATTCCCAGTAATCCGTTAGAGTAAACTCTATAGAGTTACCCTTTACTTTATATCCTAAAGATTTCTCAAGCTCGCCGCCGCCTTTCTTTTTTTTCTTTAGATTAGCCCTTGCCTGCGTTACTACATTACTCCCTAGAGTATCAAATATTTTCGCTATACTTCCCAAAAGCAAAAGCTAGTTTCGTCTATTGGCATCTCTACCTCTAGGCTCATATCCCAACCGTCCAATAGGTTTTTATCCGAGTAGGTAATCTGCGTCAAGGTCGGACTATCCGACGCCGTTATATTGTTATCTGCAAAGTCTCTGTGCATTTTAACCCAAAGCGCATTTAAGCAAGAGAGCGTACCGTTGTAATTATCTACCTCGTTATCGTTTAGGTAAAATTTATCGTTTACATTCTCGTTATTTATATCTCTAATATCTAGGCATTGTATATTTAAGCTAAAGGTAATCGTCGCGTTTGAGCTAAAGGTTGCGTCTGTTATATCAATATTAAACAACGGGAATATATCGCCCTTATTCAAATCAATATCTGCGCCCGTTGTGATTGTTTTAACAAATACGTCTTGCTCTGCTAAACTCCTTATATATCTTAATAGTCTACTATATGCGTTCATTCTATAATTGTGTTACGTTATTACCTTTCCTTAGTATTGCCTCCATATTTTGCCTGTCTAACTTATGAGCTAGGAACGTGTGAAACTCATGTACAGGAATTTCTAGCACTCTGTCAATTTTTAGTATATCATTGTTTGCCATCATATCAATAGTAACGTACCACCCCCATTTGGAGAAATAATCTACCGCTTGCTTTTCTCCTCCGCTTGACTCGTATATCTCTGGATAGCCTCCTTTAATTCTCTCGATAAACTCCAAAAAAAAACCAGAGCGCCGTTAACTATATTCATAGGGCAACTTCGCATCTCCTCGCAAAGAGCTTTATCGTATTTATATGGCAGTATCTCATAGTTGCCGAAAGCGTCCTCGCTTGTAACCCTACGAAATAAGATAGCTATAATCTTATGCATCTCTTTAAAGTCCATTCCTATTGTGCTGAGGTCTACATACTCCGCCGTTGTTATCTCGTCTAGGTTTGGGATAAAGCCGTACTCTACTCCATTAAGTATAAACCGCTCCTCAAACTCTACGTCCTGCTCACAGGCTGCTATAATCTGAGCCATTAAACCCTCGTAGTCTGTGTATACTAATTTCTTTACATCTTGTTTTTTCATTCCTGTAAACAAAGATATAACCCTCTCTATCATTCCCTGCTCCGTCATCTTATCCTCTCGCGCTCTAAGCGCCTCAAACTTGACGTATTGGTCTAGAGTAATATCTGCGATATTTTCGGGTACACTAATTTTAATAGTCTCTGTCATATAATAAAAACGATTTTTGCTTTGTATTGTTTCTTAGTACCCAAATGTTAAAGTTTTGTTAAAATTGTTTATTTCTTTGTTTATAACTAATAAAGGTTTGTAACTTTGCTCAAAACAAATAAGTTCATTAAAATACAATTAAGGAAAATTGCTCTCTCTTGAAATAATAGAGAGGTTAAATAACAAAAGGCGTGAAACAGCTTGAAAGAGTAGCTGAATGTTTGAGAAATTGTTTATATAAGGTATGGGTTTAGTCTCCCTTTGCTCCCGAGGAGTATAGTCAAAACGACACGACATATATAATAATAGGACAAGACAACATACGTTAGCAAAGGAGAGAAATAAAATATTCTCTTAAAGGTTGAAGAAAAAAAGCTGTTTGATAGCAGCGAGGATATTGGCTCCCTATCAAGTGCCATTAAATCCTAACAAGCCGCCTCACTTAATTTAAATTAGGCTCATAGGAAGTAATTAATCCTATGAGCTTTTTTTTTACCTTATTTCTATTTTGCCACGATTAGCAAGCAAATGAGAAACACCGTAACGCAGAGCGTCTAAACTATGGTCGTACATCGCAGAAAATACATTTGCGCCTTTGTCTGTATATACGTAGTTGTTCAATTCCTTTGCCATATTAGTAGAGTCTGGGTGTACGACAAGCTCATAGTCTTGAATAAGTGCCACACCTGCCGCGATACTACCTGCGCCTTTCTTAGCGCCTCTAATATTTAGACCTAGCTTTTGTAACTCTGCGATAGTTCCTGCGCTCGCGCTATCTGCTATGATGAGGTTACGCCCTGCTCTCTGTTTATTAATTGCGTATATTTCGGAGATGGTTATTTTCGATTTGTATAGCTCCTCCTTTGCGTAGATTATCTTTCGCTTTTTATCTATAGCAATAGCCACTAAAGTTGTCGGGTCTGTGAATCCGTAATCCTGCCCGTAAATAACCTGTAACCCGTCGGGATTAAATTCGCCAAAGCGCCAGTTTGTATAAACGACTCCCTCCGCTTTTGAGAGCCAAGAGCCTAAAACGACGTGCTTGTATTTTATCGGATTGCTTACTTTCATATCCTCAAAATAGTCTAGTATCTCGTCGGGTACAAACTCTAGGCAATCGAGGTAAGATGTATGTATATAACAAACGTTATCTTTCACACCGTTAAATCCCTCTTGAACGCCTCTACTCTCGTAGTACTTCATATATATAAAATGCTCCTTACTCGTAGGGTTTAAGATTAAGACCTTAATATTCCTATTTGGATTGCTTGCGTCGTTCCCTCTAATCGATAGTACTATCTTGTCGTATATCGCCTCGTCTTGCATCTCCTCCGCCTCGTCTAGTATTAACATCGAGAAATCTTTTAATCCCTTTAGGTTTGCTGTCTGGACTCCAGAGCCTGCCTTTAATCCTTTAAAGACTATTTTGCTTTTATTGAATTTTGAGACAATCCTATTTTGCTGCGACTCGAAAGAGTCCTCCAGATTCATAAGCTCGATTTTCTCCTCTACCTCAGCAAATATAGAATCTTTGAGAGATGCGTTTGTGTACCTGCTGTAGAGTATTCGATGTCCGTACTTCGTGCAACTATTTAAAGCGCTTAGAGACGTCGCAAATGACTTTTGTGAGAATCTGCCGCCTGTTATGATAAAGGTATCCACGCCGTCGGGTATATCAAACAAAGGCGCAAATTTTTCGCTGAGGTTTATGTTACTCATTCTCTGGTGTTACGTCGATTGCTGAGGTAAAGGAAATCGTCGGTATGTTTACGCTGCCACCGTCGGAGGTTATATCCACGCTTTGCATTGGTTTACCGACTGTATACTCTAGGTAGAGCTTTGCGCTCTGGACGTCTCCAGACATCGCGCTTGCCTCTAACGTTTGAAATACGGCTATAAAGTTCTCTTGAGAGGTTGCCTCTGTTATTAATTGCTTGAATGGGTTTTTACGGCGGTCTATGCCTTTGGCTTTTGTAGACCAACCGCCGTTACCTTTGGATAATTTATTCATATCTAATAGGTACTAACTATTAGTATTAGTACTATTATATAAACGAATTATAATATATATTGTTTCTTATATAAAAAAACCCCACCAATTAAGGCAGGGCA